CAAGCGGCACGCCATCTTCGATGTAGGCGTATTTGCTTTCATTATGTGCAATCGCTACGATGCCGTAGTTAATGCCATCTGATTCATTGACGCTAAGCACACGCCATGTGGATGCCTGAAGTGTTGGACTTTCTAATATCCAAATACTGTTGGCATTAGGCGCAGCGCTTAATGCAGATTGTAAGGTGATTACATTGGCTGCAACTGTTGAAATTTCACGTTGTTCTACGGTGCCATCAGGGAGCACTACGCTTAGCAGCGAACCACCTTCAATGCTTAGGTCGGTGTTGGCGGAATCATCCACCGTTACTGAAGTTGTAGTTGCGGCAGAGATGCGACCGGCCCTGCGTGATCCGGCGCGGACGGGATCTGAAATCAGGATGATCTGCCCAGGCCGTACCTGCTGGCCTGCGTCAAGGCTGGATGCAAAGGTGCACACCTCCTTCTCGTAGCGTTCTGCAAAGAGCAGCCACTTGCCGATGCGGTTGGCCTGGCCTCTGCTGGTGCAGGCGAACGCACTGACTTCAGCGCGGACGACGCCGTACTTGGCAATGGCATCAATGTCCTCTACCACCTCATAGGCAGTGTCGCGCAAACCATTCAGTGTGTGGTTCTCAAAATCGTATTTAATATCGAGGTAGCTGACCACTGCCACGTTAGGCCGCACCTTGAGGCTGCTGCCGCTGTAGCTGAAACCCTCTGGCGTTACGTTGGCCTGGTTGAACAGGTAGACGGGATCTGATGGTGCATCCTGCTCGATCGTGAGGCTGCCGGTGCTCCAGTACGCTTGGCAGCGCATGACCGACAGCAGATCATTGACGAGCTTATAGGCTTCTTCTGCGGTTTGAACTGAGGTGCTGCAACTGAACCGTGCTTCTTGGCCGCCGAAGCCATCATCTACTAATGCGTTGGAATACTTGCTAGCAACAAAGAAAGCAAACTTATCCAGTTGCGCTGCGCTGATGTGATTGCCCGCGCCATAGCGCGGGCTGGTAAGCAAATCGTAAAGTATCCAGGCCGGACATGATGTCCACGTTGCTGCTGCAAACGTACCATTCCAGACAAAATTAGCTGGGTAGATGATCCGCCCAGTAGCAGCATCAACAGTAACTCCAGCCGGAATTAGAACCTTGATACCTTTAACCAGATAGCTGCGTGATGGGATGCTACTAAACTGCTCTGCATCCACCCTGAGGCCAACTAATGCGCTGTTGGCATAGGTCAGCTTGGCATCAATGATTTCCGTGTAGCTGCTCCAGCTAAACGCATTGGCCAATAACGTACTGGTGCTGTCATCCGTGATGCGCGTTACCTTGATGTCTACAATGTCGGATGGATTGGGACGCGCTAATTGAATGAGGTAGTCCTTGCGGTATTCGTCTGCTGTACGGCCACTGATGGTGTCGTCTATCTTGGTGGTGTAGCCGCCGCCTTGGTACTGAATTGCAATCTGCAACTGGACGCTAGAGCCTGACGTATCGCCGTTGGTATTGTCAATCTGCTGAAGCGATGGGATGGAGATCGTAATTCGAACAGCATCAACGTCAACATCGGTGATGGTGCGTACCTGCGGAACGTCTTTGGCAACCGTGATGCCTACGGGCTTTTCATCTTCAATGCCGCCACCGAGCGGGATGTACGTTTGATTCTGCGTACCATTGCGTGTGTAGATTGTTACATCTTGAAAGTTGTAACTGCCGTCTGGATTCTGTAGGACGGTGTTGTTCAGGAAGACAGACTTCAACCCATCGGCTAATCCTTCAATTTCGCCTTCTGAAATCAAGTCGATGACGTTGGCATACTGCCTTGAATCAAGGCTGTCTGGTGCCGTAGATGGTGTACGGCTACTGCCACCACCACCACCTTTGCCGCCATCACCACCACCAGCGCCGATGATCGTCATGCCTGCACCTGCACCGTATCAACGCCAGCAGAAATCACCACACTGCCTACTAGCGTCAAGCCATAAACGCATGGCACTGGTACGCCTTGCCTGCTGGTCTGCTGGATGCCGGAGAAGTTGAACGTCTTGCGTGGGTCATTGTCGCTGCCAACACCTTGCGGGATCGTAGGTACTGGTGACAGCAATTGGGCAACGCCGCCGAGGACAAGACTGGCGCCAATTCCCCCAAGAAGTACAGCCGCCGAACCTCCAATAATTCCCATTCCTGCACCACTTAAACCCAAGCCCAAACCCATGAATCCTCCAGCAAGAGGACCAAGAATGATTGCACCTGCTATTAATGCAATGCCAGCCAAGATCCGCCCAACTGCACCAGCACCTGCGATCACAGGCACGATCATGATGTCCTGCTGGCCGGCTGGATCGTGGATTTCGTCTAGCGTCAGGTCATAGCTGCCGACCGTAACGCGGTAGTGCTGGTCGGCCATGTGCTTCTCAAGGCCCGGGAAGTTCGCCGCTAGCATCCGCACTGCCTCAGCAGCAGTTGCCACATCCGCTTCGAGCACACGGCTGCCGATGAACTTGGCTAGTTGACCGTAGAGCTTGATCTTACGGAGCATGGCGCAACCTCCTTCCAGTCATCTTAGCTAACCAGCCGCCATACATGTCACGGCTGCTGAGGCGGCCTTGTATGTGATGGAGCACCATGCCATCGCCGATGTAGACAGCGCAATGGTTCAGCCCATGCGCATTGATCGACATCAGCAAGAAATCACCGCTTTCGAGGTGCTCATCTTCTTGCAGCTCGCGGAAGCCAGTGGCCGCCCAGCAACCTTCAAACATCGGTGCCGCAAGGAAATCTGCCGGATCCACTGGCCGCTGCCAGTCGCGCAAGGCAATGCCATGGTTGCTGTACCAGTCACGGGCTAGGGTCCAGCAATCCTGCACGGCCCACACCCATTGCCGACCGATCAGCGGTGAGCGGTAGCCACATGGCACGTAGGTGCCCCATGCCTTGGTCTTCGGGTTGACGATGTGCCACGGCAGCTTGCTGACCTCTGCGGCCACCTTGTCAGCCTCACTGGGTAGGGCTGGCGTTATCGGATGGCTGTGGACGATAGCCGTGATCTCACCTGCATCTTCCGCGGCGGCATAGTCCTCAGGATTCAGCACAAACAACTGCTCGGGCTGCGTCGCAAGGTTGCGGCACGGCCAGTAGCGGGCGCGGCCTTTGACGATCACGATCAACCCGCACGCCTCGCGGGGGTCTTCAGCCTCCGCATGTTCTAAGGCAGCATCTTTCCATGTCATGTGAAGTAGGTGCCGATGCCTGGGTAGCCGCCAAATGGAAGTTCAGCGGACTGGCCAAATCTTGCCTTACAACTATCAACACGCTTACCGCAGATGTCTTCGCTTGCGTTACCCACGGCAACATCGTTGACGTTGAAGAAGTTAGTGCCCGCGTAGCTGCATTCATTTGAACGGTACACCCATTGACACCGCGTAATACATTGCCGTTTCGGGCAACGGATACCCGCGAGATCAAATGCACTGGCGAGTTCATACTCCACTACGTCACGGTTTTCTGCTGACTTGCGATCTACGAAATAGATCTCGCGTGGGAACTCAGCAGTTGGATCAGGTGTGCCAAATGGGTTGCCAGCTTCCTGATAGATAAATGTACTATCTTCATACATCAAAGCAAAGCTGTCTTCAGTTAGCAGATAATCAACGCCTGGAAAATTTTCATTATCAATAAATCGCCCTAGTGTCCTGATGCGCGTGAACTTAGCACCTTCCAAACCTTCTGGTAGCGTCAGGATTAACGCTGTGATGGTGCCCATGATGTTGCTGATCCGCATCCTGGGACGCGGCAGTGTACCCTGACCGCTGTATTCAAAACCCTCCACTTCAATAGGTAGCGCCATGTATGGCTGGCCAGCCCAAATTAAATCACCGTTGTTGTTTAGGCTTGTGCCCGCATGGAAGTAATACGTTTCAGCAACGCCATGCTGCGGCACATTAAGCTCAAGCTGAAATAGCTCAATCAGTGCGCCGGGCGCAACACCCTGCAACGCACTGACTAGATCATCTTCACCGACTGCATAACCAGCAATCCAATAGCCAGTTACAGCGTAGTTCATTGCTTATGCAGTGACAGCTTTGATGACAGCAAAGCCGATCACGATAGCCTCAGCTAATGCACCAGCAGTTACGTTGCGCACATTGATCGAAGCTGATCCGGCTGCTGCTTGGGCATTGAGCAAGTACGCGCCAGCCGTGCCACCGCTGACGTGGTTCAACACCAGCAGGTCAGTCGCCGCAATCGTGCTGTTGGTCAGCGTGAAGGTCACCGTAGTAGCCGCCGCTAGTGATGCAGCGTTCATCGTGATCTGGCCGCACTTCTTGCTAAGCGTGACGGCAGTCGCCTTGCTGGTTGCTTGCGTTACCGTACCGCCTTCGCCGGTGATGTAACCGGCCTTGTCGGTGTTGAGGTTGGTGAAGTTAGCATCCACCTCAACGTGCGTAAGCGGGCTGCCTTTACCGGACCGGGTGACGATGGTGCTCATGGGATCAGGGTTTGAAGGTTGCTTGAATTGTAGCGCGACCTAGGCTTTGATTGATCATGGTTCAAAGACCTCTTCAAATGTAGCGGTTATGTTGTTAAAATTACAGCTTACTTGGCTGGTGTTCCATCGTTCGCAAATCCATTTGCCAACGTAGCCATTGGGGTCTGTCCAGTCAAAGGATTCCGCAGCACCTTGCGTACGCAAGAATATCAAGATATTGTTGCGCTCAGTATCAGTACGATTCAAGAATTGCAAAGACCATTTCTTTGGTTGTGTGTTCAGACCATAAGAAAGGCGTTGCTCGTATCCATCGCCAAACTTAACACGTCTGATAATTGGCTGCTCCTCTAGGTCAGCCGTGAAACTAGGAGTGAAAGTAAAGGTTGCCATTAGCGTCGGGCACCAGCCAAGAGACCACCTGGTCGTTGTTGCTTCACCAATTCTGCCTGAACCGCAGCCGAAACGGCAACCCCTAACTGCTTCGCCTGCGATTGATCGCCCTGGACGCTGGCATTACCGGAGGCATCTACGTTGACCGTTACGTTCGTGCTGCCGCCACCGCCGCCACCTGCAACGCCCAGCCTCCCGTCAGCGCCGCGCTTGAGGGGCATGATCGCCTCAGGGCCGGCTTCACCCATGAGACCGATGCCCTTGGCAAACGGGAACAGGGTTGGCCGATCAACGATGCCGCCCATTGCGTAAGGCACAATGCCGTTCTGGGCGAAGACGTTGCCGTTGGCAGAGCCAATCAAGGACGGCCCGCCGCCAAACGCTGCACCAGTAAGGCCGGACATATTTAACGACGCGCCAGAAAAGTTAGGCGCCCCACTGGCGCCAAAGATTGGCAAGAATTGCTTCGCTAATCCAATGATTTGCATCTCGATGTATTTGGCGATCATCTGGCTGGCCATGTCTAGAAAATGATTGGCAATGCTCTTGAAGAAACCAGCCATTGCTTCTTGCGCTGACATTGATCCGTCAAT